TACCTCGACTTCAGGCAAAGCTCACCCAAACCCACTGGGCGCGGGGCAGGCAATGTGTTGGGTTGGTATTACGAGTTGGCTAAGCGATAACGCCCGTTGTCGGGTGCGTTGATGATGCGTTCATAGATCAGGCTGACCGGGATAGCCCAGGCGTGGCCGGTGGCAGGATCAATGATGACGGTGTGCGTCGATGTGCTGCTGATGATGTCCAAGCGCTGCCGATCACGGATCGCGTTCATGTCGCTGCAGGCTAGGTGCACCAACTTTTCCGCCATCTGGGTAGGGCTGCCAAAGTCCGCGACCAGGTGCTGGACGGCACGGTCGAACAACTTCTGGTCATTGCACAAGTGTTCGCACTGGTGACGCTCGAGGAAGGTAAGTGCGGCGGCTTTGAGCACGTCCTGGTACGCCTGAATTGCAGGCAAGGTATTCATGCCGCTACTCCCGATTTGTTGCGATACAAGGCGATAGCTGCTCGCACTTCCGTATGACGGGCGGCCATATGGAGGTTATGCGCGTTCAGTATTTCTTCGGCTTCTTCCTGGTTGATCGAACCGTCTTCCAGGGCTTTTGCGATGATCTGATCAACGAGGCCACGTTTGGCGGCAGCCTGAACAGAACGTGCATACAGCTCGACGTTGTCCAGGTGGTCTGGATCGGCGATTGGCACAAACAACCCGCCGTAGATTCGGGCAACGTAAGTGGGGTAATGCGTAGTGCCGGCGACTTGCTCCAGCGCGTGAATCTGCGCATCGGTCAGAGGACAGCAGCCACCGTTCTGGTAGGCGCGGTTGTCGAACTGCTTCACGTTCTTCATGTTGAGGTGAGCGGCTGAGAGTTCCCGTCCGCCTGCACTACTGACAATCGCGCTCATTGTGGACTTGCGTGCTTCTAGTATTTGGCAATTCATTTTCTACTTCTCCCTGTGGTCCAGTGCCATTACTGTTCGATCACGCCGTCTTTGATTCCTAGCAACACCGCGGCGCGATGTGCCTCCCCACGGCGACCTTTGATCCGACCGTTCAATAGGTCGCTGACTAAATTTTTGTTCAGTCCATGTTTGCGGCTGAATTCCGCAATGCTTATTCCTCTGCGATCCAGATCAGCGCGGGCTTGCTCGGGCGTAACAGTGGCGGGCATAGTGTTTGCTCTGTTCGTTTGTGGTTGTTTGCGTTTGTCTGGGGTGATTCTTGGTCAAAAAAATGACCAAGTCAATGGTGGTGAATAAAAAAATGCTCATAGCGGATCGAGTAGGTGAACGCCTGAGGGAAGAGCGCGAGCGCTTAGGATTAAATCAAACAGAGTTTGGAGTGCTTCTTGGGGTGAGTCGGGGGACTCAAAAAAACTATGAACTGGGGGCGAATTCGCTTGACCTGCGCTATGTGGCGGCACTTGAAGAGTGCGGTGTAGATGCTGCGTTTGTGCTGACTGGCCGGCGTTCCACACCACTTGGGCAAATGTTCTCTCCAGAAGAAGAGAGGTTGATCAAGCAATACAGAAGCATCACGCCATTCGACCAGGAAGCGATCCGTCGTTTCCTGCAAGCCATGGCTGACGATGCTGCCCGCCAACGGACTTAACTTGTCACAAAGCATGTAAGACATTCGTCGCCCCCTCGTTCTAAAGCCAGTCCCCGCCCCGATAACGTCGATTCAGCAATGCACTTTATGGAGTAGTAAGCATGTTGGATCGCACGAACAATGAGCGCGCCTGCGTTGGGATGACCGAATTCGAATGGTCAGGACTGACCAAAATTGAACGCCGGCTTATCCGTCTGTACCGTCTGTTGAATGAACGGGAGCAACTTCAGCTCCACCGGCTTTCAGAGATCCTGGCAACCAGTCCCAAGGATCCAACAGCAAGTTGATACCCCCGTGAAGCATCAAGCATCGACATCGATGTGACGCAAACGCCGGCCCTGATAAGGCCGGCGTTTCAGCCTCGATCATGCCGCCCCCAGCTGCTCGAACAACTCCCGCTGTTTTGCCTTGGGCATGTCCTTCAGGCGATCAAACAGCATCCTGTCAAAGGTCTGCGCCGACGGGCTCAGCGTGCGATAAAACGTTAAGTGAGCCACCCACGTGTGCCCGCACATTGCGTCCAGGCACTGGCAATACAGCTTCGCGAACTCTGCCGATAGGGTCTCTCGCGAAGAGATCCGACCCTTGTTCCCGCACTTACAAGTAACTCGCATGTGTCCCTCCCCAGGGCCAGCCAATCGCCACTATATTGCCACATTATGTAGTGGCATTTCCTGATCTAGACACCTGATGTAGTGTTTTCAACTGTCGCGGGTACTTCTCTCCAGGCAAATCGCCTGTCCTGCCGCAAGGTATCGTTCACCTGGTTGAAAAGTTGACAGATCGGGCGAATTTCATTGCTCGTATACACCCGATCAATCTTTTCGATATCGCCGAAGCCGGCGCTGTTTTCCGGGATGATCCCGGCCAGCGCGGGGTTCATGCGCCAGGCGGCGATCACGTCGTTACGGGTGATGTTCTTCACCTTCTCCAGTTCGTCCTTGGCTTGGAAATCACCCACGGGAATGATCTGAATGGCCTTTTCTGTGCCGCCGGGGATGTTCACGAACATCGATCGGAAGTTGCCCACGCCCTTACTGGCGGTGATCTGGGCGCGCAGCTCGTCTTCGTCGTCCTGGCTCAGGTTTGCGTCGTTGGTATAGAAGATGTAGCCGGCGTGTGCGCCGTTGCTGTAGTAGCGCCGGCGGAACAAGGTCGCTGCTTCGTTGAGCAACAGCGCCTGCATGCCGCCCAGGTAATCCGGAACGCCATAGACGTTCTGTTCCACGTCGTAATTGAAAACGTGTTCCACCTCGTTCTGGTCGAATTCCTCCTCCTTGCCGTCGGCCAGCAGCCTGACGAAACCACCGGCGCGCTTGATCCGCATGTTGATGGCTGGCAAATGCTCCATTTCCAGCACTTCACCAAACGCATTGCGGTGGCGGTACAGGTACATTTCCCCGAACACCATGAAGTCCAGAGCGGAACAGCTCATCGTTCGCGTAGACACACCCAGCGACGGAATGAATTCACGCAGCAACAGGTTGCGCTTGAACCCGGGAATGGCCCCGTGATGCGCGTTGGCTCGCAGCAACTTGGCCAGGCCTTGGCGCGACACCGGCGGCGTGTACAGCCGACCGTCGTGACTGGCGAACACGCCCAGGTACTGCCCTATGTTGTCGGTAAGCACCTGTTCCGGCGCTCCGAATGAAAAGGCCCGCATCGGACCTGGTGCCGGTTTGGCCGGCTGGTTTGTTTTGCGACGAGCCATGGTTTGTTGATCCAGTGGTTACGTAGCGGCTGCGCCGCTGCTTGTTGGTGTTGAGGGGTTCATTGGCCAGGGCGTGCATGATTGCCCAGGCAATATCGGCGTGGCCGGTGGCGTCGGTGCGTGATGCGCTGTAGGTGATTTGCCCGCTATTCGTAGCGCCGCGCTTGATTGTCAGGAACGCCTGGGCGATATCGTTCCAGCCGGCATCCCACTCGATACGGCTGCCGACGATCGTGTCCTGGGCCTTGAGCACCAGGGCATTTTTGGTTTCCAGGCTGTAATGGATCGACGTCGCACGCGGGTAAAAATCGCGCACGATGTCATATACGCCGTAGCCAATGCCGGTGGTGTCGATACCAATGTGCTGGACGTTGAAGCGCTCGGTGAGCAACTTGACCTGCTCGGCCTGGTACTTGAACGACTGCCCACGCCAGCTGTGTTTCTCGAGGATCCGGAACTTGCCCCCCTCCTCGAGCGGCGGTGCGATGACCACACAGGTCGCATCGTCCCGGGTTCGGCTGGGGTCGTAGCCGATCCAGACTGGGCTGTTGCCAAATGGCCGGGGGTCGTCGGGGTCGTAGTCGGTCCACAACGCCAGATCGGAGTAGCAGCGCTCCAGATCGCCCAGGGCGAAGACGCTTTGGGTGCTGTCGATGAATTTGCACATGAACAGCTGTTCAAACCGGTCGTCGTCGTACTCGAGGCGCAGCTGCTCGAGGTCGAACAGATCGCAGCCACCGGCGATCGCATCCAGGATGGTGATGACCTTGCGCCACTGACCGTCCGGACAGAGTGCGCCGGCGGCGATCTGCTTGTCGCTTGGCCACGGCTCTTTGGCTGTTTTCTTCTTGCTGTTGCGGAATTTCTCGCCGGTCCAATGCGGATACGCCTGGTGCGATACGGCGCTGGGCGTGGAAAAGTAGGTTTTGCGCCATTTTTTGTGGGTCGCCATGGCGCTGGCCACGGTGTTGAGCTTCTCGAAATCACGGATCCAGAAGTACTCGTCCACATAAACGTGGCCATGGTGACCTTGGGCGGTGCTGCTGTTAGTGCTGAGAAAGCGCAGCTCGGCCCACGGCTTGCCGTCTTTACTGAGAACGATTGGGTTCCCGCTCAGCTCAAGGCCGAACCATTCCTGGGCAAAAGAGATGATGTAGCTGCGGAAAATCTCGGACTGGGCGCGGCTGGCTGACAAGAAGATTTGGTTGTCACCGGTCAACACCGCATCCATGAACGCTTCGCCGGCGAAGTAGTAGGTCAGACCCACCTGGCGGCTTTTCAGAACGTTGCGGATCCGCGCGGTAAGCGGGTTGATCTTCGCGGCGTACAGCTCTTTCTGGTAGCCGTACATTTTGCTGATGAACTTGTCCAGAAAGTCGACTTCGGTTAACTCACTGACGTCGTTCTTCGGCGCTTTCTGCTTCCTCTTTCCGCCTTTGTCGCCCCGGCTGCCTTTATCCCGTCGCTCGCTGCGCTGGTCGTCGCGACGGTGGCCACCGTCCTCGATCGGGTCGTTCACCGGCATGGGCGCGGGCTTGGCGCACTGCTTGGCCAAGCGTTCGCGAACGGTCGTCAGGCGGTCCAGTTCATCTAGGTCGCCCTTGGTCAGGGAGTCCTGTTTCTCCAGGAGCAAAGTGATCCGCCGACTGACAGCGGTCAGCGGCTCTTCATCCGTCAGCATTTCGTCCCAACAGCCCTGGCTGATCCAGTGGTAGACGATCCGAACGCTGGGCAAGTTGAGTTGCGCTTGGATTTCCTTCGCTTTGCAGCGTCGTAAAAACAGGCGTTTGGCGGCTTCTTTAACTTCGGTTGAATAGAGCATGGGCCGCAGTCTATGCGGCGAAAACGCTGGAAACTCGGGGTTAAAATCCGTGTTCGTCCTATATCGCGAAAATAGGACCAACGCAAAAGTGAATCAATTGTTGGAGGGGGGATTGCTCCATATCTTGGCGGCTCAACTCACCGATTGAGCGCAGTTATCGCCCATGCCCCGTTCCCTTGTTTCGTTCTGGAAACGTGTCGCCACCAGCGGCCCGACCGTTGATCGTCGCGTAATCCTTCCCCAGGAGCTGCGCGATATCGCTGAGACCTACAGCACCGCGACTTACACCGCCACGATCTGGTGTGAGCACGAACGCTGGTATGGCGGGCACGGCACTGTGTTTGCGGTACGTCTGATCGAAGGCGTCGAAGGCCTGGAAGAAGGTCAGGTTGCACTGGAAGCCCAGTTGAAACCGAACGACAAGCTGCTCTGGCTCAACGACCAGGGCGAGAAGCTGTTTACCAGCATCGAAATCACCCCCGACTTCGCCAGCACCGGCAAGGCCTATCTGACTGGCCTGGCTGTGACCGATTCCCCGGCCAGCCTCGGCACCCAGGAACTCTACTTCTCCCGCAAGACCGGCAAACCCGTGCACTACGGCGCGGCAGTGCCGCTTGGCGCGCTGAAAGAGGACGAGCCTCAGGGTGAAGTCGGGAAGCTGATAAGCATGTTTACCAGCCTCTTCAAGCGTTTGGGCATTGAAGAAACGCCCAGCGAAACCAACCCGAAAACCCTCACAGAGACCCCACCAATGGATGAAACCACCGGCACGGCGCTTAAAGCGCTGCGCGATCAAATCCTGATCATCGTCGCAGGTCTGGACACCGTGATCGAAGCCGCAGCTGCCTCGGCTCCCGAGCCTGACGCTGCTCTGGTCGACGATGTGCAGGCGGCCGTCGACGAAGTCGTATCCACCGCCGAAGCCGAGTTCAAGAACAAGCTGCAGGCCACCGGCAATAAGGCTTTGGCTGCCAGCTTCTCCGCGCTGATGAAGGAGTTCAACACCCTGAAGGACTCCACCAATAGCCGCAATCTGTCGAAAACGACCGGTGCTGCTGACCTCAAAAAAGCGCGGGTGCTCTGACATGGCCCACTCTCTTAGTAACCACGGCGCAAAAATGTATGCGCAGCTGCAGCTCGACGTTGCTGAAAACTACGGCGTAGACCTGTCGCGCAAAATGTTCAACGTCGAACCTTCGATTGCCCAGGAACTGAACGAGGCGATCACTGCCAAGTCGGATTTTCTGCTGCGC